GTCAGATGTGTATAAGAGACAGGTGTAGTAAACTACAAAGATCGTTAAAGAAATTAAAGATAATTTAAGAGATCAAAGTATTTATGTATTAATTTTATATTTATTAGTTTATGTTTTATTAATTTATATTTTATTAATCTATGTTTTATTGATCTACTGTTTTACTGTTTTACTGATCTACAGTTAATTTTAATACTAACAGTTAACTGTATAATACTGTTATCCATATCCTATCTCATGTTACTATCCATGTTACTAAATATCTAAGATGACATGCTACTGAACAGATGAATTTGATTTTGTGCTTTGGTGACAATTAGTGTGACACCCCATTCCGCTGCAATAAATTTAAATTTTTATAAAACAGGGGTTGTATTTTTCCTGTTTTAAAGACATATAGAGTGGGAAAATATTTTAAAAAAATTAATCAAAAGGGGGTTGTAAAAACCCCTTTTAAAACACCTATAGGGTGAGAAGATAATTATTTGGAGGGGTATCTAGGAGGATGTTTGATGCCAAGACGTAAGAAGAAAAAGATACCAGTTATAGAGCCAGAAGTTTTACCAGAAGTTTTACCGTCTGTTATAGAGCAAGTTACGCCTAAAGAAATAGACAAGATGATTGAAAACAAGAAGATGTATCTTAAGCAAAAGAAAGAGTTAATTAAACTTGCTAAAACTGATAAAGAGTTGGCAAATCTTGAAAAGGATTTAAAACTTGTTGACATAATAGACGGTAAACTTGAATTAATACTCGATAAGATTACTCCTGATTTGATAGAGCAAGCAAAGCTGAAAGATTTAACTGTAGCAGCAGGTATTTTGATTGATAAAAAGAGAGAAATTCTCCGTACTGGTGATGATGAGGATACAGGCGGTGGTGCTAAGAAACAGGTTAAACTTCGAGTGTTATGGGATTCAGAAAATAAAGGAGTTGAAATTGTTGAAGGAGGTTAAAAGGAGTGTAAATGCTGACTGAACAAGAAGAAAAAGAACTAGAAGAAATAGATTTGGAGCTTATCGACAGAGAAAAAGTTAAAGATGATCCTAGATTTGGCATTTGTGAATCATGTGGTAAAGTTTTTAGACAAAGATACCGTTCTAAATTAAAAACTTGGACTAAATTAAAACGATGCCCAAACTGTATTCTTCACCCAAAAGAAGGAAAAGTAGTAACAGCAAAAGTAAAATATACACCACATCCTGGTCAAGAATTAATTCATGCTTCTAATGCTAGATATAAAGTTATTGTTGGAGGTGCAAGGTGGGGCAAAGATAGATGTTCAATCAATGAATTTATCAAAAAGTTTGCTGAAATGCTATCAGAAGATAGGCCAGAAAGTTTGGTGCCTCGTGTTCATGGTTGGCTAGTAGCTCCTACCTTTCCGATGGCACGACAGTTGTGGCGTGAATTAAAATACTTTTTTCCACGAGAATGGATAACGCATATCTATGAACAGGATAAAATCATTGAGACAATTAATGGTGGGGTAATAGAAGTTAAATCAGCTGATGATCCTCAACAACTTGTTACTGTAGGTTTGGATATAGTAGTTATCACCGAAGCAGCTAGAATACGTGATCTTGAAGAAGTTTGGGGTAATATTTATTCTCGTTTACAATCTCCTAATCGTGGCCCTAATGGTAGTGGCGGATTAGCTATTATCAATAGCTCACCGAGAGGCCGGAATTATTTCTATGAGCTTTATCTTATGGGGCAAGATAGAGAGAAAAATCCTGATTGGGAAAGCTGGCAGTTTCCAACGTGGCTTAATCCACATATTAAACCCGAAGAAGTTGAAAAAGCGAAGAAAAGTTTGCCAGAAAGAATATTTAGACAGGAATGGGCAGCAGAATTTCTAAATGACGGTGGCGAAGTTTTTATCAACGTTGATGCTGTTTGTAAAGGCATACAACAAGACCCAGAACCTGGGGTAGTTTATACAGCTGCATGGGATCCGGCAAAAGAACAAGATTACAGTGCTTTTGGTATTCGCGATGATAAAGGGCAGATGGTACATGTAGAACGTTGGACAGGGATGCCTTGGGTATCGCAGTTAGACAGAGTTGAGTATCTTTGCAAAAAATACAATTTTGCAAAGTTAATCATGGATAGAACAGGTTTAGGGGAAACACTGCCTGAAGCTGTTAAACAGCGTGGTGTAGAAGTTGAAGGAATTTATATTTCCAATGCTTTAAAAGAGCAAATGGTATCTCATTTAAGTCTTTTAATGGAGCAAAAAGCTATTGTTTTACTAGATGATAAATGGCTTAAAGAAGAACTTAAAGCTTTTACTTATAAAACCACTAAAACAGGTAAAATTTCGTATTCTGCTCCTAAGTCAATGCATGATGACTTAGTTACAATATGCATGTTGCTATATAAAGATTTTCAAGATTTAACTTTAACACTTAGCCCCTATATGGGTTTATTATTAGGGGGCAAACCGGGGAGGATAGCTTAATTTTGAGTATCGAATATTTAAAACGTCTAGTAGTTAATATTGCTGATAAAACAGGTATTTGTCCTGATCAGTTTGGACTTATTGCTGATGTTAAACAATCTTACAAAGATACCTGTACTGGAAATTGCAGAGAATGTTGGATGAGTGCTTTAAGGCACTTCAAGGAGTGATCAGATGAATGTCGATTTTTAGTAATTTATTTGCTAGAAAACGTGATGCTCCAAAAATTACAGCAGGAAGGATAACTACTTCAAATTTTGGATTAAATACAATATTGTCACCATATCGTTCTAGAGTAGCAGATACATTAACACAATTACGGTCAATCAGCGAAACTACAGCTGCTATAGATTTTCTTCGTAAAGTTCATCCTGATGTTAGCATGGCTGTCTGGAATTTTATCCGCTTGGCTAATCAAGGGCATGAAATGCGGATATATGATATTCGCAATAGAAATAACAGGTTATCGAGAGTAGAAGCAAAATGGAACGAGTTTGCTGCCAGAGTAAATGCTATTAACAATTCTGGCTTGGATGGCTTAATAGATCAACTTCATCTATCAGCTTATCTTAGAGGCGGCATGGGTATTGAAGCAGAGGTTTCCGAAGATTTAACAGATATTGTAGATGTATATCCTATCTTACCACAATCACTTGAATGGAGGTTAGAAGAAAGAAATAACAAAAAAGTATGGATACCATATCAACGTCAACCACAAGGAACGGTTTCTCTTGAAAATGCAAATTTCTTTTGGGTGCCAACTGATCCTGATATAGATGATCCAAGGGGCACACTGGTATTAGCTCCTGTTTTATACGCAATAGATTTTCAAATGCAGATACTTCAAGATTTGCAAGCAGTGTTACACAATCAAGGGTATCCAAGATATGATGTTTCAACCACATTAGAACGTTTAATTAGTACTATGCCTCCTAATATTAAAGCTGATCCACAGAAACAACGGGATTGGCTGATGCAGCATCTTAACTGGATTAAACAGTTATTTGATTCGCTTAATCCAGATGATGCTTTTATTCATTTTGATGATATTACAGTTAATATTTTAGGTCAACAAAACGCTAGATCGTTAGATGTTAGAGCAGTTACAGAATTATTAGACACGTTATTGCTTTCTGGTGCAAAGCAACTAGCCATATTTATGAACAGGGTTGGTAGCCATGGACAGACAGAATCTTGGGGATCTATTAGTTTTAAAATTTACTGTTCTGCTTTAAAAAATATTCAAAGGGGCAGCAAACGTTTAATTGAGAATGTAGCTAGATTAGCCTTGCAGGTATGGGGATACCAAGGTATTCCGGTTTTTACTCATAATGTTTTAGATTGGCAAAGTGAAGAAGATAAATGGAATGTTAAGCTGTTGAAACAGCAATTTTATGCGATTGCTCAAATGATGGGCTGGATTAGTGCTGATGAAGCAGCATCAGAAGTTGTAGATGTTGAAAAAGCTGTTTCTGAAACACCTTCGGAAGCAATTAGAGTTAGTTTTGGAATTGGGGGCGATAATCCTGATACAAACAATGGCAAAAGTGGATTACAGCAAAGTAATACCAGAGTGTATTCTTTGTGGCGCAAAAATGAAAAAGCTCAATAGTTGTTGGCAGTGCCCAAATTGCGGTAAAGTCGCGTATGGGTCTGATGATATAAGCCAATTAAAATTGCAACAAAGAAAGAAGGTGAATTAAATTTGCCAGCAGAACCCTATCATGATTTTCCTTTATCCGATAATTGGGAATGGGATGCAGATGAAGCTGAAAGAGGGTTAAGACAGTGGGCAAGTTCTGATGGAAGTGGTGATAAAGAAAAAATTGATTGGAATAAACTTCGTAAATGCTACTTCTGGCATGAGGCAGGAGAATTGAAGAACTTTAATCAGTTGAAGTTTCCTTATTGCCGGATAGAAAACGATGAACCGCATGTAGTGCATAATGCGGTACAAAATGCGTTAGCAAGGATTGATGGAAGCAATATTCCTGAAGAAGATAAGCCTGAAGTCAGGCGTGTTGCTGAACGACAAATGGCAAGATTTCAGGAGAAAGAAAATCAAAGCAGGGAAGGAATTGCTTTTGTCAAACAGTTTGGGCAACCTACACCCAGTCAGTTAGAAAAAATCAATGCCTTAGCTAAACGGCCTCTTTCAGCAGAAGAAGTATTTGTTTTTAGTGCTAAATTAGTAGGCGATATGATTATTCCTAATCGTTATATTAAAATTGACAAGTCGCTGTTAGAGGTATTTAAACAGGATGCTCAAAGAGGAATTGCTTTTATGCTTGATCACCCATGGGCTGGATTTGGCAGGCCAAAACCTGCATTAGCTTATGGTCGAACTTTTGATGCTGTTTTAAAGCCGAGTAAAGACGTAGAAGGTGAAACCTGGGCATTATATGCAGATCATTATATTGTCCGAGGTAAAGAAAAAGATGGTATCAGTACTGATGCTATAATTGCTGATATTGAAGATGGTACATTGTTTGATACTTCTATAGGTTGGGGTGCTGATACTTACGAATGTTCTGTTTGCGGTAATGATATTCGTGACTTTAGCAAATGTGAACATTGGCCTGGGCAAGAGTATGACGGTAAATTATGTTATGTAATTGCTAAACCGCCTGGATTTTTGATGGAAAATTCAGGTGTTTTTGATGGTGCATATCCTACTGCTGGTATACTCTCAAAGTTTGATAGTATTGATGACCAGAGCAATGGTTTTGTTGAGGTAGAAAATATTAAAAATGCTCCAATGGGAGTTCAACTTTATCATATTTATAGTGCTAACAGGGGCCAGTTAGTAACTTTTGCTAAACGAGATTCGTTGGAGAAAAAACTTACTATAACGATTCCTGAAATAAAACATTTAGATAGCAAGAAAGAGGAGGGAGTTAATTTGGAAGAAATTGAAATTAAACTTGCAAAAGAAACTGTAGAAAATCTGTTTGGAGGTGTTCCAGAAAATTTAGAAAGCAAGCTTATTGCTTTGGCTAAAGATGGCCAGCGGTATCGTGAAGAATTGATTAACGAAACTCTTGATTGGGGCGTCAGGGCTTTTGGTAATGATTTTGACATTGAGGGTACGAAAAAGATTCTTAGCGAAAACACTCGTACTCTTGATGATATTAAATCCTATCTTGAACTTTACAAGAAAGCTGCTAAAGAAATTTTGAAGCCTGGTCGGGTAACACAACCAACTGTTTCTACCGAAGAACGTTACCTGCCTGATGAAGCGTTTAAAGTAAACTAAAGGAGGATGAAATTTAATGCGTGGTGGAGTAAGTTTTATTGGTATTGGCGTTGAGTATGCAACCTTTAAAGCAGATAGTAGTTTATCTGCTGTTAATGAAGGCGCAGCCGTGACCTTGGTATCCAATGATACTGTCGGTCTTGGTACAGCAGATAAACCTCTTGTAGGTAAAATTTTGAAATATGAAGATGATGGTATTGTTAGTGTTCAGTATGAAGGTTTTGCTGAATTTGATGCTGATTCTACCGCTCTTCCAGTTGTTGGAGGCGTAGCTGTAGTTAATGGAGCCGGTAAAGTAAAGGCTGCTCCTGCCACTACTACAATTGATATGGCAACTAATGTAGTAGTATCTGTTGATAGTGTGAATAATAAAGCTGTAATTCTATTGAAATAGTTAACAGAGGAGGTAATTATAAATGAGTGTAACTGTAAATCCTAGAGCAAATGATATTAATTTAAGTCTGGAACTATATCGTAAAGCTAATGAAAAAGGTATGACGTTTTCTCAATATCTAGAAACTTTAGATCCTTCTAGTGAATATGGCCCTAATGAGAAGCTTGATGCCTTTGAACGCCAGCTAAAGCGTTTTGGTATCATTCCTAAAACCGACTTGAGCAAGGGCATTGTAGCTTCCAAAGTTGAAGCGTTCTATCAAACTCAAGAATCTGCTGTATTGTTCCCTGAGTTTATCAATAGGGTGGCCAGGGAAGCTATTATGGCTGATGATATTTTGAAATATCTAGTAGCTGTTACTACTCCTATTGATAGCGATGCTTATCGTACTTTCTATGTAGATGATCAACCTGAAGCTGCTCAAAAGAAACGAGTTGCCCAGGGTGCTGATTTGCCTGTTTCTAAATTAGTAGGACAGGAAAATGCTATCCGCCTGTATAAATATGGCCGTAGGCTACAGATCACTTATGAAGCTGCGCGGCGTATGCGTGTTGACTTGCTTGGTATCCATGTTAAGCGAATTATGCAGCAGGCTAATATCGACAAGGCCGAAGAAGCTTTGAACGTAATCGTCAATGGTGACGGCAATAATAATGCTGCTATCAATTACGATAAGACTGCCCTGCAAGGTGGCGTTGCTGCTGATCCCTTAAGCTACAAGGGGTGGCTTGCTTATCTGATTAAATTCTATCCTTACCAACTTAATACTGTTATTGCTGGTGAAGGTGAAACAATTGAACTGCTTACCATGCAGCCGCCTAATGTTGACCCGTTGAAACTGATTGAACAACTGCGTGCTGGCGGCACTTCTTCTGGTGCTAATCTGGCGCAGCCGTTGTTCAGCAATTACGATGTTGTCTATGTTGCCAATGCTCCGGCTGGTAAACTGGTAGGCATTGATCGTAGGTATGCGCTGGAAATGGTTACTGAAGTTGGTTCTGATATTGTTGAAACTCAAAAACTTATTTCTAGCCAGTGGAATGAAATTGCGATTTCCGAAGTTTCCGGTTTTGGTGTTCTCCTGCCTGATGCCCGTAAGATTCTTACTCTTAACGCTTAAGGTGATTTAATTGGATAAAATTAAGGTTAAAGTTACTCGCAATGTAGTTGTCTGGGATTTAGAAGCGGGTATCACGATTGATAGCGCAGGAATGTTTGATCGTGAGGGGAAGGCGCTTGACGCTGTTCCCCTCACCGATTTTATAAACCGGAAATTGCGGGAAGGTATACTGGAGGTAGTTAAAGATGCCTCTGATATTAAATCCGACAACTTACTTGACAAGGATAAGAAACAAACTAGGCGTTCTGGAAAGTGATTTACCAAATGAAATAATTGATGAAGCAGTTGCTAACGTAGAAAGTTGGATAGTCAAACGGGTTCCTAATTATTCTGATTTGAATACCAGTGATAAGCAAATATTAGAAAATGCTGTTGTAGCTTTTGTTGCAGGCAACCTTTGTAACACTATGCCTACCAGAATACCTGTTAGGGAAGATGGAGCAGGCGGTAAATTTGAAATGAATATAGACTGGCAAAAGCTACAAGAAATGTTTACAACAGAAGGTGAGGTTTACCTGGGTAGTTTACTAATTCCTGATTTTACTTTTGGTCATTTTATTCTTGGTGGCCCTAGCAGATAGAGGTGGGGCAAATGGATAATATTCGGCGGTTTTTATTGCGAAGGGGGCAGATATGCACAATTCAACGTAATCCTCCTATTAACAGTAGAGTAAGTATGAAACTTACTACAAAAGCAATGAGAGATGAGAGTGCGAGAGAGTCTTATTGGGAAGGTATAGTACTTGCAGATAGCAACCTTACTAGTGGAGAAATTATAACAATCAATGGCTTAAACTTTTTAACTCAAACAGTTTTACCTAATCCTCAAGGTGAGCTATTATGGTACGGTGTAAAAACAAATTCTCAGCTTGAATTAATACAAGAACAAGAAACTGTTGATGACAACGGTTATATTATTAAAACTCCGATAGTAGTAGCTACAATCCCTGCTTATGGTACGATTATAACTGCTACCTTAAGGCAACAGCAACCAGGATTGTTACCTAATTCTATTTGGTTATTTCAAATACCTTCCAGTTATGGAGTTAAAACAGGTGATAAACTAAGGTTTAGTGGTAGGAATATTCGAGTTGAAGCAGCTAATATTTTGTTTCTTGGTGGTGTAACCGAACTTCAATGTAGTGAGGTAGTAGCTTAGTGTTTAAATTTGATAGTATAGCTGCAAAGGTTGCTTTAGAAAAAAAGCTGTATGAGGCTTTACTAAATTTACAAGAAGAAGCTTTAAAAGACGCTCAAACAAAAATGAAAACTCCAAGAGGGGCTAAAGGGTTAAACAAAGAAGAAATAAAGAAGGTAGCTAGTATTCTTACAGGTGAAATAATTGGTAATGCTTGGAGTGTGTTAGATGAATTCGGTAAAGGCTCTCTAATGGATAGAGATAATCCTGCATTAGATGATTATATTAACAGCGATTTTTGGAATCCTTTGCGTGATACAAATGACTTAGCAGTAAGAGGTAGACCGAAAGGTAGCTATATTGATTTTTTTGGAAACAAAAGAGAAAGTAGTGGTAGACTGGCAGGAGTTAACTTGGAAGCGCTTGCAGAACAAGGAAAACTGCCTCAATCGTTTTTACCACAATATCCATCACATGCTTTACGAGATGCTATCAGATGGATTGGGGCAGGAAGAATACAAAAGATATTAAGTAATGTAATCGTCACCTTTCCCTGGCTTGATTATTTTGTACCTGATAAATAAGGGAGGGGGTGGGAGATGTTTGACCCTGAAAAAGTGTTAACAACAGTATGGAAACGTTTATCAAATGATACTGAATTATTAAATTTATTGGGAATAGCGGTTAATGATAATGCTGCAAAGGCCAGACAAATTTTACGTACAAGCAAGTATGAAGATTTGGCTGGTAGTATACGCAGATTAAATATATTCTTCAGACCATCACGTAAAACTAATAATATTTTAGTGTCAGAACAGGTATTAGAAATTGATTGTCACGTTCCTTACGATGAATTTTATATGGCTTATCGAATATTAAAACGTGTTAATGCCTTAGTACACAAGTTCCAATCCGATGGTTGGATTTTTTATTATGATTCAATGCTTGGGGAGCTCGCCACAGCTCCTAATTTCTTTTGTGCAAGCATGAGGTTTTCATTTTATGAAGTTGTTTAAAGGAGGCATGTTAAATGAAACCTATTATCTTTCCACAAGCAGGTAATATCACTCTGGTTAAATATTCTAGTGATGGTACTTTAGACTTTGCAAATGCGGTAACTGCTGTTGGTACTGTTCAGTCTATTACGCCTGGTGTTAACTATGCTACTTCGGAATTGCAGGATGGCAATTCTCAATGGCCATTAGGTATTTTTGATACTGGTATTAATGCTACATTGCGAGTTAGTATGTCTAGCTTTCAACCTAACCTATATGCCGCTTTAATTGGTACTAATGTAACAGAAGCAGCAAATGACACTTTATGGGCAGTAGAAGAAGGAGCAATAGTACCTTCAGCTTCTCCATATGAAGTAACTCTTGCCCATACTCCAGTAACCGGAGGTACTATAATAGTTGCTTATACTGATGGCAAGTTGCTTACCCAGGTTGCAGATGCAACATCTCTTACTGCTGCGGGTCAATACTATGTGAGTGGAAGTACTATAACTTTCCATAGTGCCGATGCTGGAAAAGAAGTATTAATTACTTATGAATATAGCGCTACTAACGTAACATCATTTGGTATTCCTGAAAGTGTAATCCGTCCTGCTTTACATGCAATAATTTCAGTTAAAGCTACTGATGAATCCCAGGTGGGGCAGTATAATGCTAATATCATTATTGATAAATGTAAAGCTGAAGGCGATATTAATACACCTGCTTTACAGAAAGAGCCTCAAGCATGGGAATTTACTCTTAGGGTACTGAAACCGCGACACGGCATGAAAGCAGTTGACTTTAAGTACGCAACTGCATAAGGAGGGTTTTTAGAGTTTTATGGCTGATAAGAACAAAGAACCTGTATCTTTGGCTACTATGGCTGGTATTGGAGAAGAATTTGTTGACAGTTATACAGGTAAAAAATATAAAATAATTCCATTTACTTTAATTCAATGGGCTGAATTTAGAAATGATATGATTTCAATTGGCCCTCAAATAATTAATTTAGATGGTGGAGAACGTGAAGCGAAATTAGATAAATGGATAAGGGCTTGTGTTAGAGACAGTGATGGTAAAGAATTAAGTTTGGAAGATTTAAAACAGGATGGTATTAATCTTGTAACTTTACGAAAGCTCCTTGAAAAATTGGCTGATCTATCGGGCTGACGTTGGCCCATCCGAAAAATAAAAAAGAAATGGGCGAGGAGCCGGATTGGGCTGAAATTTATACAACGCTCCTTGCCCATACCAATCTTTCTTACGATGAAATAGGTAAGAGAACTATAAAACAGATCAATGCCATTTTAAGCAGGCTTGGTAAGCACATAAACATAAAAGTTGGGTTACCTCTATTTGGAACAGAGGAAGAAGAACCTGTAAATCCTGGCAGACAACCTACTATATCGGAATTGGCTAGGATGTGCGGGATATTATCTGGTGAGATAAAGGAGGGTAGATGATGGCAGAAAATAATTCTTCAGTTGCTAAAATAGTTGGATCAATTGTAGTAGATTTTAGTAAAACGCTTGAAAGCATAAATGCTTTGGAAAACAAAGTTAAATCTTTGGATAAACAATTTAAAGAACTACAAAACACAGTAAATGATACTGCTAAAGTTTTACAAAAAAGCTTTAATGTACGCATACAAGGCATTAAAATTGACAGTGATAAGATTACTAAGGAGTTATCTCAAGCAACTAAATCTGTTAATAAGGATATTCAAGATACCCTCCTACGACTTGAAAGAGGTTATACTGCACTCCTGGCTAAAGGCGAACAATTAGGCGTACTGCCTAAGATGGCAGAAGCTAATTTAGCACAAATAAGAGGTCTGCAAGAACAACTGGCTTTAGGTGAAGAACTATCTAAAAATGATTTGGCTAGATTAAAAACACTAGAAAAACGCTTGGTAAGAGCTAATTATGAGCTTGATATAGTTAAGCAAGAGACTGAATATTATGATAGATTACGCAAAGTAAGCCGTGAAATAGGAACTCCTGAAAACAGGATGCTTACTGCCCTTTCTCGTTCTATTAGTGAGGCTCCTGCTACAATAGAACAATTACAGAGTAAGTTACTTACTGCACAACGTAATTTAGTTAAATATGGTTTAGAAACTATTCCTGAAGCCACAAAAATAGCTAGTTTGCAAAATGAACTTGCTACTTTGCAACAACAGTTTGCTGTTAAAAAGAAAATATCTCAGGCTGATGTTGATCAATATAAAGAGGCTTTAAAACGGTTAAATATTATCCAAACTGAAACAGCTAATTTAGAACGTAATTTAGGATTAAAAGTTAAAGAAAAGCAATTGGAAATTGAAAGAGCAAGACAAGCTGCTATTGCACAAAAACAATTAGAAGTAGAACAACGTAAAGCTTTGGGGCCTGAATCTTTCTTAGAAAGACGTTTTGGCTGGTTTATTGCGGGAACAGGTTTCTTTGGAAGTATCGAAGCAATTAGACAAGCAACTGCAACAATTCAAGATGTTGAGAGTGGTATGGTACAAATTTCCCGTGTTTCTAATGAAGTTGCGGGAAATTTTACTGCCATGCGAGATAAATTAATTGATCTTGCTTATCAATATGGTATGTCATGGAAGGATGTCCAAGATATAGCTTTAAGATGGGCACAAGCAGGTTATAATATTGCAGACACCCTTAAGCTAACAGAAACTTCTCTAATGGCCTTAAATACAGCAGAATTAGATGCCCGTTATTCAACTGAAGGTCTTATAGGTATTATGAGCCAGTGGGGGCTGACGGCAGCACAATTGCCTGATTTATTAGATAAAATAAATAAAGTTGCAGATGATTATACTGTGACTTCTCAGGATTTAGTAGATGGGTTGCTTCGTTCTTCTGGTGCTGCTAAAATACTGGGATTGAGTATAGAAGATACAATAGCTATTTTAACTGTAATGCGAGAAGCTACAGGAAGAACTGGAAAAGAAGTTGGTAATGCACTTAATAGTATTTTATCCTTTATACAAAGGCCAAAGTCATTGGAAGCATTTGCAAAAGAAGGTATAGCAGTATTTACAGATGCTACAATGACTAAATTCCGTAATGTAAAAGATATTTTTACTGATATAGCTGCAAAATGGGATTCAATGAGTGAGGCCAGCAAAGATATATTTGTTGATGCAGCGGAAGAAGCAGGACTTTATTCAGAAGAATTAGCTGATGTTGTAGGTTTACAAAAAGAATTTAATGATTTACAACGGCGCGATATTAGCCAGGCTGCCGCAGGAATTTATCGTAGAAATTATCTCGTTGCTTTACTTCAAAACTGGGCTAAAGTTGATCAAGTATTATTAACAATGGAAACTGCCCACGGCTATTCGATGAAAGAAAATGCCAGAACAATGGAAACATTAGAAAAGAAAGTTGCTCAATTAAGAGCAGCTTTAGTAGAATTAGCCGTAGCAGTAGGAGATAGTGGATTACTTGATTTTCTCAAAGAAACAGTAGATTTAGGTAAAGATGTAGTTAACTTCTTTAATTCATTACCTCCTGCTGTTAAAACTGTAATAACACATTTAACTACAGCATTTCTGTTATTGAAAACATTTGAACTTACAAGATCAACACTTGCCAGGGCAACTGCTGGAAGCAAAGCTACTAATATAACCGAATCAGTTTCTAAATCTGTAACTGATGCTGCTGCAATGGCAGTTTTATTAGATGCAACAGGAAAAGCTATTACTCAAATTGGAGAATCTTCAGTTGCTTCAGCAACTAAGATAAGTAGGTTAGCAGGTGCTTTTGGTTTAGTTGGTAACGCCGCTAAAAGTTTGTTTGCTTTATTAGGCGGTTGGCAAGGGCTTATTGTAACTGGTATTCTTGCGACTGCTCCTTCAATATATAATACATGGAAACAACATAAAAAAGCATTAGATGAGCAAGCTGATGCAGCAGCAGGGGTTTACAAAGAGCTAGAAATTTTACAGAAAGTTTATGGAGATAACATTGAAGCAACTTCCAGATATAAACAATTAGTGCAGGAAGTAGCTGAAAACTTACCTCAATTAATTACTCAATATGATGAACAAGGAAAAGCAATTGCTTTTAATCGTCAACAGTTAGAACAGTTAGCAAGTGCAAGCCAAAAATTAAACGAAACAGACATTACAGGTAAATATGCTCAAGAAATCAATACACTTACTAAAGAACTTAGTCATTTAGAAACTCAAAGAAAATCATTACCTGAATTAATTAATTATAGAAATAAATTGGTAAGCTCACTTTCAGCAGGAAAATTAAGTGCTGAACAGGCTGAAAAAGCAAAAAAAGACCTTATTCTGGTGGATAAACAGCTTACTGAAATTGCAAAAGAAGTTGGAGTTCAGAACTTAAAAGAAGCCTTAGATACAAATAAAGCCAAAGATATAATTTTAAATGCTACTGACCAAAAGATACAAAGTATCAGAGAATTAATAAAATGGTATTACAATCTTCAAATCGAGGCAAAAAATACCAGTATAAAAGAAATTGAAGGAAGAATAGCAGCATTAAAAGCTTGGCAACAGTATTTATCAGGGCTTACTGGAACTGCTAAACTTGAAGCAGAAACTGAGGCTAAAAGCCCCCCGTTTTTAAGAGAAATTCTTTCGAGAATTAGAAATTGGTATATTAGAATGGATCTACCAGGAACTCATTTTGAACCTTCTCCTGAAGGTTTCAGTCCAGATCCTGCTGAAGTTGCCAGAGCTATTAAAGCAGAAGAAGATAAATTAAGACAGGCTAGAGAAGAATTACAAAGTCTGCGAGATTCTTTGAATAGTACTTTAGTGCCACCTTCTATTCCTGGTAGAGGGTATGTGGGGTATCCTGAAACAACTAAGGAAGCAGCTAAAGAAGCTAAAAAGTGGATAGATAGTTTTCGTGATGCTTTAGAGAAGTCTGTTCCAGCAAATGTATTGGTTAATTATTACAATCTTAACGATGCACTACAGAATACTAAAAATTATATTGAAGAACTGTCTAAGCATGAAGAAGCCTTAAAAGACAAAATTGATGCTGGTAATATTAGTCGTGAAAATTATGCTAGACTAGCTTATCTCGTTAACGAACGTGTAAGAGCTTATACAGTTGAACAACAAAGACTGGAAGCAGCTAATGCATCCTTAAATGAGCAGTATTCATATTACTTACGAATGTTGAGCATAGCTGAAGATAAATATAGTAGGGCTGTTAATGCAAACAATGCAGATGCTATGTATGAAACTGCTCAAGCAATAAAAGAAGTTAAAGATAAGCTGGCAGAATTATCCAATGAAATGTCTAGTAATAATCAAGCCTGGTTTGATATGTATATCCAAATCAGGAAAGCTAAGGAAGAATTAAATGCCTTTATTTTTGAAACTACATCTAATAAAATAGAAACTGCTATAAAGCAACAAAAATTAAGTTTAGAATCTCAACTTGAAGTGTATAAAAGACTTGCCACTATTAGGCAGTGGGATAGTAAACAATATGAAACATTGTATGAAAATATGGCTAAGACTTACAGTGAAATAATGCAAAAGGAATTTGATAAAGTTGAAAAATATTATGATGAACACTTGCAAACATTAGAAGAAAAACAGAAAGAATATGAGGATAACATTCAAAAACAGATAGATGCTATAGAACAAAGTGCAAAAGAGCAAATAGATGCTATACAAAAAGTTTTGGATGCCCTTAATGAGGAAGAAGAATCTGATAAGCGTGTGAAAGCAAGAGAAGAACACGAGCGAAAATTAGCTGAATTAATGGAAGAACGCAGGTATCATGAGTTAAGGACTGGTGTTAAACATCAAAAAGCTATTCAAGATATTGATAAGCAGATTGATGAAGAAAATAGAAGATGGGCAGAGCAACAGGCAGAATGGGAACGTGAAGATCAACGGAAAAGACTGCAAGACCAAATTGAAAATATAAAACAACAAGCTGAGATTCAGAAAGAAGGATTACAAAAGCAGTTAGAACAAGCTAGAGAAAGCTATGAGAAACAACGGAAAGAGTTAGAAAAGAATTACAAACAGATGAGAGAAATTGTAAACAATGAGATGCTTGAAATTCTAGCTAACATGGCATCTCATGAAGAACGATGGTTTGAGATAGGTAAACAATTGGCTGAAGCAATGATACAAGGCATAGAAAGCGGAGATTGGAGTAGAGCTAGAAACATTTTAGATACTGTTCAAGGAGGTATAACTGAATATCAGCAACGCGGGGCAGAAGAAGTTTATAATCAGATTAATGAAGCACAATCACCTAGATGGATAATTTATCCAGGCCAATACGAAATGTATGGCGACAAAGCAATAATGTGGGCAAGAGCACTAGGTAATTTAACTGGAACTCCTGTAGATTGGGATCCAGATACATGGCAGGTAATAGTTAATGGTAGGCGTTTGTCACCTATCAAAATAGAAGGCGATAGAGCTTTTGTTAGCGTAAGAGAATTTATGGATGCTATTGGTAGAGATACTAGATGGGATTCAAATACTAATCAAATTTATGTGTATCACACCGGAGGGTTTGTAAAAGAGACTGGCCCCGCATTAGTTGAAAAAGGGGAATATGTTATCCCACGAGCTACTGTTGCCAGTTTAAATCTTAATAGAAATTCTACTGCTGCAATTGTTGGTATTGACGGTTTAAATCGTATTGCAGACCGTATTATAGCTGCAATATTTAAACGGCCAGTAGCTAACTTTGATAAACTTGTTAATATAGAGCAGTTCATTCCTGAAGATAAAACAGATGTAGAAATTTTAAGTAGAGATTTAGCAAGAGCAGTAAAGTTATTAAGTTAGGCAGGTAGAGACAGTAAAATCTACCTGCCTTTCTTATTTTGAAACAGGAGGGGTTTAAATTGGGTGCTATATCTAATTACCTTGAAAACGCATTAATAAATGCAATATTTAGAAATCTACCGTATACTTCACCTACTACTGTTTATGCTGCTTTATATACATCTGATCCTACTGATACTGACGTTGGAACTGAAGTATCAGGAGGCGGTTATGTAAGACAGCCTATTACTTTTGGAGCGCCGAACAATGGTGTTGCTTCCAATTCTGCTGATGTTGTTTTTCCAGTTGCTACAGCAGATTGGGGAACAATTACTCATTTTGGTATTAGAGATGCTGAAACCGGAGGTAACTTGCTTTATTATGGCCCATTGACAGTTAATAAAACGATTTTGGCTGGTGACCAACTAATCATTAAGACTGGTAATATAACTGTATCCCTTGATTAAGGGGGTATATAAATGAGTCGCTTAAAGGCAGCTAATAATGCTAGAACTATTCTTACGCAAGCTATAGATGCTACTACAACTTCTTTTACTGTAGCGAGTGCTTCAATTTTTCCCGATCCTCCTTTTAGAATAACAATAGACGATGAAATTATGGAAGTTGGAGCTAAAGATAATGCTACTAATACATTTTCAAGTGTAATTCGCGGTATAGAAAATACTGTAGCTACTTCACATAACAGTGGAGCTTATGTTGAAAATAGGTTTACTGCTGGAACATTAGCTGAATTAATAGATGCCAATGAAGCACAAGCGAAAGTAGATACTCATGCTATTTTAAATCAAACTCACGGTATTGGAACAGGGTATTATATCGCAAAAACCTCTAGAACTGATCAATTACCAGCATGGGCAGATATACCAGATAAGCCTACTGCTTTTAATCCTACTGCTCATAAATCTACACATGCTATAGGTGGAGTAGACGTTTTGACACCAGCAGATATAGGAGCAGTAAAAAATACTGCTGGAGTACCAGAACTTTTAGCAGATGTGTTAGCTAATCGTCCAACTCCTGGGGTAGTTGGTAGGCTTTTCTTTGCTACTGATACAGGAGAAATTTATCGGGATAATGGAACAACTTGGGATTTAGCAGCAGCTAGTAGAGATGGTCTTGCTGCGCATTTGGCCGATATTACGCAAGCCCATGGCTTGGGTGGAATACCGCTAGTTAGCACAGAAAGTAAAACTTACTACATTGATGCAACAAACGGGAGCGATAATAATGACGGCCTAACCCCAGCAACTGCCTTCAAAACCTGGGCAAAAGCGGCAAGTATGATACCTCGCTTTTTGTTTCACCCATACACAATCGTTATCATAGGCAACCTACCCGAAGATATTAATTTATATAACAGGTTTATGGTATACTCATTAAGCTTGTTAATAAAAGGTAATACAACAACCCCTAGCAATCAACAGGTGAATTCCATTGTGTTTAAATCCATCCTCGGTGGATGGAATGATGCGCTTAAGGTGCAGTACTTGCGGATAAACGGGCAAGTACTTCTGGGCGGCTGTATGGGTACTACGATTGATACCTGCGAACCGAGATATTCGGGCAATATTGGTATTAATATAAACAATTCTAACGTACAGGTGTCAAATTGTGATTTTGGCGCGAATGTTGTTCAGGACGCTATAGTAGCGAGCTTCTCATGTGTTTATTCGGTGAATAATTCTGGCAGCGCAACACGGTATGGCTTATTTTCAACGGGAGCATCGACTATAGGGAAAAACGGCACGCAACCGACTGGCGGAACGGCTAATGAGCAGGTTATAAATGGAGGTGTTATACGATAATGAAAACTCTTTTAGTTGCTGGAGAAGAATTTCAGGCAGAAAAAATTATCAAAACACAAGACAGTATAATCGGTAAAAATGGTGATGCTGTAGTTTTTGCTTTCAAAGGCATAAACGATTTTTCGCAGTTCCAACTTCTCAATGGTGTAGAGTTTGACCCTGACCCTGAAGCCGAAAAGGAACAACGCATTGCTGACCTTGAGGCGGCGATGGCGGCTATCTTAGGGGATGCGTTAGGATGATGCCTTCCTGGAAAAAGAATATTTTTGTGCGAGTGATTACTAGACGCATGGTTGAAGAAGGTAGAACAACGGAGGAAATTCTGGCAGAGTATCCTGTTTTGACAGCAGAGGAGAAACAGGAAATTCTAAGTGCTATTGCATCTTAGGACTTAACTACGCAATAACAATATAATATATTGACTGCATACGGATAGTATGGTATGATCACCTATGAAATGGTAAATGGAGGGTTGATCATACCATGCTATCTAATACTTTAAATGTTGTTGCAAACGAATTACTGTTAACTCAACTTATTAACGAAATAACACAAGTATGCCGTGAAATTAATGTTTTGGAGTTAAGAACACGTTTTAGTAATGTGCTTTCATTATATGAAATAAAACCTATAGGATCAGCTCCACAATTTCAATCTGATCTAGAAGATAAAATAGCACTATTTTTAGCTTCTAAACAACTAGAGGGTTTAAGTAAAGTTACTTTAGATGGGTACAAAATTGAACTGAGACTTTTTGCTAAACATATACAAAAACCTATAGAACAAATAACAACAGCAGATATTAGAGCTTATTTAGGACAGTTTCCTCATTTAAAGTTAAGTTCGTTAACTAAAAGATTATCTGTTCTCAAGAGCTTTTTTGGCTGGTTAAATTCAGAAGAAATAATCCAACGTGATCCTACACGAAAAATTAAGCCTCCTAAAACAGAGAAAGCTCTTCCTAAAGCTTTAACAATTGAAGAGTTAGAAATGCTAAGAGAAGCTTGTCAGACATCAAGAGAAAGGGCACTTATTGAAATATTTTATGCTACTGGATGTAGACTTTCTGAAATTTATCAGTTAAATCGTCAGGATATAAATTGGCAGACTCAATCTACTAGAGTAATTGGTAAAGGAACAAAAGAGCGAGAAGTATTCTTTAGTTTTCGTGCTTTGTTTCATTTACGTAAATATTTAGCAAGTCGTAATGATGATTGTCCTGCATTGTTTATAACAGAAAGAAAGCCTTATCGTAGATTGTCAAGAAGAGCAATCCAAAGAGAGATTAAGTTAATTGCTCAAAGGGCAGGAATAAAGAAAAATGTTCATCCTCATACTATGAGACATACTTTTGCTACTTTAACTTTAAATAACGGTGCTGATCTTGCAACTATTCAAGCTCTCTTGGGTCATGCCAATCCTGCTACTACACAGGTTTATGCTCAAGTAAGTGATGAGAGAAAGAGAGAACAATATAGACGTCATCTTGTGATGTAAATAATGGCCGCCTTTTAAGGCGGCTTTAACATATCCAAAAGACAGTATTATTAAAAGGAGTTTCGATAGATATGTTCAATAGTAAAGCTTATAATACTTTACTGTTTAACGATACAAGTTTATATTTTGGGTCTGTTCTTCTTAATGGAACTAGTAATATAAGCATTTTAGCTAATTTAATTCTTCAAGCTCATACCTCATTAACTGGTCAAGGTAACATCGAAATTTATGTAGTTAAAAGACAATTCAGTTCAACTAATTTTGCTGGCATAAGTAATATTCAAGTTATACCTCTTAAAATTTTATATGGAAATTCTTTATTAGAAGGAATAGGGAATTTAACAGTAAATGCCTTAAAAATATTGTTTGCTACATTACAAATGAATGGTATAGGAAACTTATCAGGAAAAGCTATAGCAGCTTCTTTTATAATAACATCAGACAATATTTTACAGCCTCTCAATGTTCAAGTTTTACGTGATAGTAGAGAAGATTTGTTGCCTGGTATACGAGAATTTACTGAAGAAATTCCCGGCCGCCATGGTGAAATAGATTTTGGTAGTGAATTTCAACCACGAATATTAGAATTGCATGTGATTAGTGTAGATGACCTTAATATAAGTTTACGAGAACAGATTAAAAGAGATATTGCTAAATATCTTGATCCGACCAAAGGAGTTAAAACGCTTATATTTGCAAATGATGATACCAAAACATATAACGTAAAATATGCAGGAAGAATTGATTTAAAACAATATCCAACACGGTTGGAGTTTACTATTCCATTTAAATGCAGCGATCCTTTTATTATGGCTACTTATGAAAAAAACTATACAGGTAGTGGTATTTTAACTAATGAAGGTACATTTGAAACACCAGTTGTCATTACAATTAAAGGGCCGGTTACTAATCCATCAGTAAAAATAGGCAATAATACACTAACTTATACCGGCACATTAAGCAGTACTGATACTCTTATTATTAATACTGAAACAATGACTGTTACTTTTAATGGTGTAAATGCATTAGCTAACTACAGCGGAAGTTTTCCTAAACTTCCTCCAGGCAACACAGAAGTTGTAGCTGCCAGTAGTGGTACTACAATATTTACTTGGCGAGATCGTTGGATTTAAAGAAGGTGGTATTATGCCATTGATTATACCAGAATATATTGAAATCCGTAATGCTACTGGTCAAACAGTAGCTTATTTATCTCCTGATGCTGATGGATTAAAAGAAGTCTGGATTGATCAACGATTAAA